CCGAAGGGTTTGAATATAAAAATACAATAAATATAAAACAATGACTCCACCCCCTTAAAACCATTCACGCACAAAATGGAAAAAAACGCATGGTAATATTTATTAAAATAATCATTTAAATAAATATCTAGTTTATATTATAATGTCTAGCTTAAAAACTGTCAAATTTTCCGATATCAACGCCTCTCTCATTTCTGCTACTGAACTTAAAAAAAATAAATACTCAAAACTTCAAATGGTTTCATTCGTTCATTATGATTCAACATTACCCTTAATAATTCAACTCCCTAAAATCCACCTAGAGACTTATGGAATCCCCCGAATTTCTCAATATATCACTGAAGATTCTAAAAGAATGGTTATCAAAGTTCCTTTAAATACACTAACCGATCCTAAAATTTTAGAACTATCTAAAATATTAATTGATATTGATACTCATATTTCTTCTCCAGAACTTGCAAGACATATATTAGGAGAAAATTATAAAAAATATACATATTCTCCAATACATAGACATAATGAAGATACTGATAAACTTGATTATTTTAAATTAAAATTAGATGTTGATTATCAAGACGGTTCAATTAAAACACAATTATATAAAGATGGCAACCAAGTCCAAGATATTAATAATATTGATGATTTTTCGCGTGTTCTTTGTTATAATTCAAAATTTACAGGCGTTATTAAAATTGATAAAATATGGGCTCAACCTCCAACGCTTCTTAATCCAATATGGGGCGTCACATTGAAACTATTAAAAGCACGAGTAGAAGCACCAACAATTGATTATCATGAAGGAACTATTGAGTTTATAGATAGTGATGAGGAATAAATATCTAGTATAATATATAATGATTGAAATCTGTAACCTATGCCTTAAAAAATGCCCATCAACAATAGCCTTCTCATATTATACAAGAGAAAGTAAAGATATAAAAACTGGTAGATATCTAACTAATTTATATATATGTGAATTATGTATTTGTAATATTAAAGATGATATATATATTTTATCAGATGATGAAAATCTAGATAGTGTCCCTTTTAAATTACTACCTAATAAACATTTAACTTATTATGAATTCACAAAACACAAAAGTCGTTTTTAAAAACGAATTATTTTAATTAAAATAGTTTAAAAAATAATCATTTTCTAAACTATTTATAATGCCTCCATCATCTGAACACTATATTAACTCTGTCATCTATACTATCCAACATAAAGAAATACCTGAACTTTTATACGTCGGTTCTACATCGTCATTTTTTATAAGATGTAATGTTCATAAAAATAATTGTAATAATCCAAACTCTCAACAATATCATCAAAAATTATATGAAATTATAAGAAAAAATGGCGGATGGAATGCCTTTGAAATGAGTATATATTTAAAATATCCTTGTTATAATAAAGATGCTTTATTAATGGTTGAAGATAAAGTTATAGATGAATTAAAACCACTTTTAAATAAAAACAGAGCATTCTTAACAGTTGCACAAAAGAAACAATATCAAATAGACTACAAAAAAAAGAATAAAGAAAAATTGTATAAATATTATAGACTTTGGATTATTGCTAATAAAGATAAGGTTGATAATGAAAAACGCAAACAATACAATAGACGATATTATATTAAGAATAAAGAAAAACAAAAAGAAAAATATTTAGAAAACAAACTAAAAAGTATGAATTAGAATTTATTAAATAATAAAATCTAAATTATATTATATAATGATAATCAAAGCTTCAACAAGGAAGGACAAACGATTTATGGCAACGTTTAACAATAGAAAAACCATCCATTTTGGGAGTGCAAACGGACAGACGTTCATTGATCATGGCGATAAAATCAAGAGAGAAAATTACATCAAACGACATGCTGTAAATGAAGATTTTTCTAATCCTTATAGTGCGTCTGCTTTGAGTCGCTGGTTATTGTGGGGGGATTATAAGACATTAGATGAAAACCATCAAGCATTTATGAAAAAATTTCGCGTTTCATAAAACTATAAAATAGTAGTTGAACTGACAGACATAGCTAGGCTAAACTTAGTAATATATATAAATTACAGTATTCTGTAATATAAACTAGATATTAATTTTTAACCAAGTGTAACTTTACCCTTGGTAGTCTTAACATAATTCTTTTTAAGGTCTTCATGTAACATGGCCTTGTTGTAGCTGAGTCCATTTTCTAGTGCAAACGATTTGATATGTTCTATCCATGGATTTTTTCCTGTTTTTGGTTTACTTTCCTTGACTGGTTCTTCATAATTTCTATTTAGTTCAAGTTCTTCAGGAACTGGAGATTTTACTTTACGTACTTTTTTTGGTTTTTCTAGAACGACTTCAACAACTGGCATTTCTACAACTGCTTCCATAACTTCTTTAACTTTCTTAGGTTTCTTAGTTTTCATTGGTGCTTCATCGTTTAAATCGATGACTCCTACAACTGGTAGATCAATACTTTGCGATTTTTTAGGTGGCATTATATAATTAAAATGAGAAATTAATTTTAAATGATTATTTTAAATGTTTAAACGAATAAAATAATTATTTCTAAATGTTTTAATTTCTATGGTATAATAATGAGTAGAACAATTTTTAACGAGTTAGGAGAAAACCGAGTAATAAATCCACGTTCTGGGTTTTCTCAGTTTGTCGATTTAAGTTCAAATCAAATAATATACGGGAATAAAACCTTTATGAATGACTTAATAACAAATAGTGATGTAAATTTCAACACAACCGCAAATTTAGGACGAATTGTTTTTAATCCTAATGAACCAGCAGGTTCAGGAAGTCAAATAGTTAGTATATATACAACAGATGAGATTGACGGTAATTCGTGGATTTTTGATTCGGCAGGCAATTTATATTATTTAGGCGGTGGATTACAACCAGTTAAAATACTTTTTTCACCAACTGGTGATATTAATTTAATCGGAACTTTAGAAACTAATCAAATTAATTGTAATTCAACATGTAATACATTCGGTGATGTTAATTTTTTTAATGTTGGTTCTAAAAGATTTATTTTTAAACCTACTCAATCATCCCCTTCAACTAATCCAATATTAAGTATTTTTACAGTATCTGATGTTGATGGTAAGGGATGGTTTTTTAATGCGAATGGAGATTTATATTATAATGGTGTCGCACCAAATCCAAAAATTCTTTTAGAACCATCGGGAAATATTACTGCTTTAACATCATTTACAAGTAAATTATTAAAATCTTCAACTAGTGGTACTTTAGGGACGAATAAAATTCAATTAGATAATAGATTTTTTGATATTTCAAATGGCTCAGTAGATATCCAAGCAACATACATAGGATTTCCGTATATAACAGATACATTATCATTAACATCTAAATACATGGCCATTAAGCCTTTATCAACTGGTAATTTTCAAATGGAAATAAACAATATTGTTAAAAAAATAATGCTTTCAGATTGGGCGACAACTTCTATAAAAAGTGGTTTTGCTTGGAAATGGCTCGACATATCGGGATTATCAATCGTTGAAATAGACGGTAATTCAGGTGTACCATTCGAGGTATATACTGATAATTTACATACTGGTCCTGCGATGAGATTTAATACAGGTGGAACATTGGGTTTATATGTTGCATATTCAAGTGTTTATAGGTGGACGATAGATATTAATGGAGCATCAGTATTTTCTGCCGTTAATTCAGGGAGTGGAACTATTCAAACAACAGGAGCAATAAATGGTTCAACGATTACTGCTTCAACATCATTAACAACTGACTTAATAACAGCAATCACTGGAACAGCAACAAAAAATTCAATTATGATGGATAATCAGTTTTTCAATGCAACAAATGGTTCAATTGACTTAAAAGCACATTATGTAGGATTTCCATATATAACACAAACTTTATCATTAACATCAAAATATATGGCGATAGTTCCAGAATCTGATGGAAATTTTTCAATGCAAATAAATAATATCGTTGGAAAACTTATATATAGTGATTGGGTTAATAAAGAAATTAATACTGACTGGATTTGGAAATGGCGGGATTCATCAGGGATTTTAAAAGCTTCAATTTATCCTACAGGTGAAATAAATGGTAGATCTATAACTATAGCAGGAGGTGGAATAATTTCAACATCAGGAACTATTCTTGGTGGACCAATTACTTGTACCAGTTTAAATTCAGGTAGTGGAACAATTCAAACAACTGGAACAATTTCAGGAACAACAATTTCAGGAACAACAATTTCAGGAACAACAATTTCAGGAACAACAACTAATGCAACTACTTTTCAAGCTATTGATACAAACACATATAGAAATAAAATACAAATGTCTAATTTATTCATTAATACTGGTATTCAATCTATTGATTTTATCTCTCAATATGTAGCGTTCGCACATCCATCCGTTTCTTTATCTACAGCATCAAAATATTTTTTTATAAATCCATTGACAGGATCTGCTGGTGATGTTGGTTTCGCAATAAATAATATATCAGGGTATTTTTTATATACAGACACCGTTAATAGAAGAGTTAGTTCTGAATATACTTTTGGTTTTAGAACAGCGCCATTTTCATCAGGGTATAGATATCAGACTTTTTTAAATAATCTTACAGAAATTGGTAGTGTAACTATGTTAACAGCATCATCTATTGCATTCAATAATACTTCTGATTATAGATTAAAACAAGATATAGAACCATTAACAGATTCATTAGACAGATTAATGCTTTTAAAACCAAAGTCTTATAGATTTATTTACGATGTGGAAGTAGGGCAAGATTTTACATTTGATGGATTTTTAGCACATGAAGTTCAAAATATTATTCCAATGGCTGTGAGTGGTGTAAAAGATGACCCTAATATGATGCAACAATTAGATTATTCTAAATTTACCCCTTTATTAACTGGTGCAGTTCAAGAACTAAATGAAAAAGTTGAAAAACAACAGATATTAATTGATAGTTTAATTAAAAGACTTCAAATATTAGAAAATAAATAATATATAAAGAATAGTATCATTATATATTATAAAATGCCAAAAACTCCAATAGATTATTCAAAAAGTGTTATATATAAAATAGAACATATTGATAAACCAGAATTAGTTTATGTGGGTAGCACTACAAATTTTACTAAAAGAAAATGTCAACATAAAAATAATTGTAATTATAATAATAAAAATGAAAATTTATATAAAATGATTAGAGAACATGGAAATTGGGAATCATTTAAAATGATGATTATATGTGAATTTCCTTGTAATAGTAAAATAGAGTTAGTAATTAAAGAAGAGAAGCATCGTAAAGAATTACAAGCTAATTTAAATAGTTATAAATGTTATGTTAATAATAAAGAAAACAAAGAACGTCAAATCGAATATGATAAAAAATATTATAATAATAATAAAGAAAAAATAAATAAACAATTAAAAGAATATCGTAATAATAATAAAGAAAAAATAAAAGAGTATGAAAAAGAATATCGTAATAATAATAAAGAAAAAATAAAAGAAAAAAGAAAAGAATTATTTAATTGTATTTGTGGAACAATTTTTGTACTTAAAAATAAATTACGACATGATAAAAGTATAAAACATATAAACTTTATAAATAATAATCTAGAACAATGTAATGACATCGAAATTAATACTCCATGCAATAGTATTTCATAAAGAAGGTTACAAAACAAAAGAACAAGCATTAAAAAAGGCACATGAACTTTTTCCTAATGAAGTTGGTAAACAATTCATTAGGGAAACTGATTCTTCATTCAGATTTAGAATAGTTCCAAAAACAAAATTTATAAAAACAGAATATATTACTAAGGTTATTAATCCTAATTTATCTTTAGTATTTGGAAAACTTAAAAAATAATATATGGATAAATTAAAAAATTATGGAAATCCAAATCTTGATTTTTTTCCTCCTGTTCTACCTCCACCAAATAAAATTGGAGATATTTCAGTTCCTGTTTTTTGAGGCGGTGGCATATATATTGGTCTTGGTGGTGGTGGTGGTGTTGGTTCTGGTAAAGCTGGTAAATTTCTTTGTATTGCATCACCTATTAAAAAACCTGAAGCACCTGCACCGCCTATTACAGCGGGATTTCCACCACTTGTTAAACCTCCTAATGCTCCTCCGATAACAGCACCTATAGCACCTCCGATTGGTGTTTTATATGGCGTTGGTTGTGTGGGTTCTGGTTGTGTGGATTCTGGTGGTGCTTCTGGTGGTGCTTCTGGTTGATTTGAATCAGTTATTGTAAATGGTTCGCTCAATCTATCATATAATCTTATAAAAAATGGATACATTAAATATCTATCATTTTCACGATTAGAACCAGCAGTTGGTTTACTATCAATATATGAAATAATGAGTGGTTCTCGGAGTCCTGTAGAATCTATTGTATCAAAATAAGTTCTATTTTGATCATAATATTCTTCAACTGTTCTAAATAATTCAGTTGTATAATAGTCGGTATCTCTATTCATTTCCCATAATTCATTAAAATAATTCATTAATTTAAGATTTTTCTCTTGGTCTGTTTCTGATAAAATTGATTGATTTGTTGTTGTTTCTTCTGCTACAACTTGATCTGGATTAGGAATTGTTAGTCCTATATCAACAAAATTTTTATATGGTTCAAAATTGAATGAATCAAACGCACTTAAGAAATGGTTAGGAATAATTAAATATGATGATCTAGGAACAGTGACAAGCGTTCCAAATGGTGCGAATGCTTGCGCCCTTGATAATACATCACCTTTTACATGAAACTGTAAAACATGGGTATTAATAAAATTTTCATTAAATGGATAATTCCTATAATAAGCAGGGAAGCCTTGCCCACCGTTGAAACCAATACTAAAAACTTGTGTTATGGATGGTTCATCTTTTAAAGTATAAATAAATAGTTCGTTACTCAAGTACGCGGCCAAACTTTGCCCCGTATATATTATAGTAGTAGGTCTATATATTGATAAAACTTGATTTAAAATTGTTATTTCGTTATTCAATCTTGGGCTATAATTTGGAGTAGCACTGCCAAAAACAATAGCTAAATCAGATTGCATCCAATCTTCCGCAGTTTGAGATCCACGAGAACCAAAATAAATTATATTTGTATATAAATCTCTATAGATAGCAACTTCTGTATTACTTAAGCTATCATCATAATCTAATTGTGCTATTCGTTCCCGTGCTGATGGATCAAGGTAAGTAGCCTTACAAACTTGTAAACATAAGTCAACCTCATTATCGCTAATTAATGGTTTATTAATAACTGGTTCTGTTTTTATTATAGGTTCTATTATTCCTTGATTATCATTATACCATTTAAAAAAATCTTTATTTTTTGCTTTAGTTGGTATATAATTCGAATCTTTAATTTTTTGTATTAAATAATTATTACTACGATTAATACTACCAAATTTATCTCCCGTTGCAATAACATATTCGTCTGCTATATCCCCATCTTCAAAATCAAATGACATTTCATCTAAGTATTCGTAATATTTTTGTAATATATTTTCTGTTGTTGGTTCTATTGTTGGTTCTGTTGTTGGTTTAATTGGTGGATTAGGTGGTGTTTGTTGTCGTAACCATACATAAAAATCATTATCAATATCATTGGCCTTATCTGGTCTATATAATGATAATATTATTTCTTGTATTTTAATTTCATTATCTAAAGTTATAGATGGTGTAATTGATGTAGCTTTTTTATAAATTAAATCTAGTTCAATTATTTTATTATTTGTTATTAATTGGTTAAGATAATCAATATAAATGGATGATGGATAACAAACTTCTAAACCAGCTCGGTCTGCGCTTTGAGCACAAATTGGATCGCGTATTGGTAATTCTCCTAAATGAACTAATTTGAAAAATTCAGCTAACATAGATATACTACTTGCAACAGTTATACCCGAATTTCCCCCCATACCCTTATTAATTCTTTTTACTAGTTCTTCTTTCAATGGTAATAAATCAATGCCATTAAAAACTCCTTCTGTATAATATTTATTATAAAACTCGTCATTAGTTAGTTCATTATCTAGTTTTTCTGTTGGTGCTGGTGTTCCTTCATCAAAATTTGCATCATCATCTTCATTTACTGGTGCTGGTGATGGTTCTGGTTCTGGTGCTGGTGATGGTTCTGGTTCTGGTGCTGGTGCTGGTGCTGGTTCGGTTGTACCTGTTTCTGTTGATTCGGTTGTACCTGTTTCTGCTATTCCTTTTTTAAAATCTTGTATAATATCAAAAATTTTTTCACCAAGTGTTGATCTATCTGGATTAAATATATAGTCCTTTTCATAATATTTTTTATATAATATTTTTAATTGATCTAATATATTAATACTATCATTAGATTCTTCATAAGTCTTTAATAATTTTAAATCTTCTTTAGTTGGTGAAATTGTTTTATTTACTTCTGGTTCAGTTATTGGTGTTAAATCTGAAAAATAATCTGGAAATGCTATATTAAAATCTTTAATAAATTCGTTTGATAATTCTGTTCTATCCATTGGTGCTTTTGTTTTATCCTTCTGTGACTTTGTTCTAGTAAGTGATTTTAATTTACCATAATCTTTATTAAATCCTTTATTAAAAAATTGACTACCTTTTTGTTTAATTTGGTCGATTGTTGGTTCTGATATATCTTTGCCTCTAGTTTTGACTATTTTTGGTTCTAAAAAACCTTTTTTATAATAATCATCAATAAATTTAAATAAATCTTTTAAATTACTAAAATCAGTTTGAAATCCATCTATAAATTTTAATCTTTTATCTGGTTCAAGTTTGACTGGTGATTGAAGCGGTGATATATTTACTCCACCGTAACTAGTTGATGGTTGAGATGTATTAGTTTCTCTTGGTTGCATACCAACTGGAAAACTTCCTGAACCTCCACTTATTGGTGTATTACGCATTGCACTAGATGGTTCATTATTAACTGGTGGTGATTCACCGAAATTTAAATCTGCATCTTTTTCTCTTATTAATGGTTCGTGAAATTGACCTAATTCTTGTTTTATTTTTTCTGATAAATTATTTTCATATCTTATTACATCTTCTTCGATTGATTTTAATTCTTTTATAAATACTAACAATTCTTTTTTATCTTCTGTAATTTTTTCAAATTCATCAATAGCATTTGTATTTTCTTGTTGTTTTTCTTTACTTTTTTCGGTATTTATTTCTTGTAATTTTATATTTTCTTCTTTTAATTGTTCTATTTCATCTTCCAATAATTTTTTACCTTGTTGTAATTCTTCATTACTAATTTGTAAATTAGAATTAGTTTTTTCTATGTCATCAACTAATTCATTTAAAACTAATACTGTTTCATTACTCCCTTCAAGTTCTGATAATCTTTTTGAATAATTGTCATTTTCCTTTAGTATTTCTTTAATTTGTTTAGTTTGATTTTCTGTTTTTTGTATTAATACTTCTTTTTCTGTAATTTCTTTTTTTAGTATCTTTTCATTTTTCTTTTTTTCTGCATTTGTTAGTGCTAATTTTTCTTGTTCGAATTGTGATTCCATTTTTTTAATTTCATTTTTTAATGTCTCTTTTTCTTTTTCAGTTTGTATATAATCTAGTTGTAATCGTTTATTATATTCTTTAAGTTTGTCTTTCTCTTCATTAATTATTGCTATTTTATTATCTTTTTCTTCTGTAATAACAGTTATACTATTATCTGGTTCTGTTTGTATTTGTATAGATTCTTTCATAGGTTTTATTTCATTTTTTATTTTATTAATTGTTTCAATATAAAATTCTAATATATCTCTTTTATCTTGATTAGTAAATGATAATGGGAAAATTAATTCTATATAATTAATAATATATATTCTCATTTGTTCATTTGATAAACTTCTAAAAAATGATTCATGTATAATATAATAACTTATAATATCGTATCTTAATTTATCTATATTTTTATCATTTTTTATATCATGATAAAATTCAGTTAATATATCAAGTAGTTTATATATTTTAATTTCTTCATCTGTAAATTTTTCCGTTTGTGTTGCTATTGGAATTGGTGCTACTGGTATTGGTGCTACTGGAATTGGTGCTACTGGTATTGGTGCTACTGGAATTGGTGCTACTGGTATTGGTGCTACTGGAATTGGTGCTACTGGAATTGGTGCTACTGGAACTGGTGCTACTGGAACTGATGGTAATCCCATGGTTGTCCTCAATAAATTTGTAAATGCATTTAAAGCACCAGTTGTTTTTATTTTACTTACATCTACACTATCTGGAATTGGTGGATATGCACCCCTAGCATATTGTGACGCCGTTTCTTGAAAATTTCTTTTAGCTTCATCAGATATTCCTTCTGGTTTTGCTTGCATTGTTGGTTTTTTTTTTCGTTTTTTTTTAACTGGTTCAGGCATGTTGATTACAATGTTATTTTCATTTACTAATTTAGAATTGCCTATAAATTCGTTTATTGGTTTCTTCTTTTTCGGTTTAGTGTTGATGTTATTCTCATTTACTAATTTAGAACCAAGAACAACTTCAGTCTTAATTACTGGTTTTCTACTTCTTTGAATCATATTATATATATAGTAGATAATATAATTTAAATTATACTTTTATTTATTCTTGGTCGGGATTTACAGTAATTTCGAGGCGGATACACCATGATAACTCGACTTTATCTTGATTACTGTCAACTGGTGGATTAGCATTAGTAGCTCCATAACGATTTAAATTTAAAATTGCTGGTAATCCTTGTGGAGCAAATAATTTATTTTGTGTTTCTGTTGATGAAGAAAAATGAGTTGTAGACACTGTTGCTCTTGTTTTATAAATATCAAAAAAACATAATGTATTAGAGTTACTAAAACCATTATAATTAGTACCTGATTGAATATTCATATTATGAACTACACGAAACCATACTTTATTCTCTATAGTAATTGCAGGGTCTACTATTTCTGTTTGAACTTGTTTTACAACTATTTTACATGGTTGATTCATTAATTGGGGTAATGAATTCGCAACATTCCACGAAATACCACCAGTTCCACCTGCTGCACTATCACTATATAAGTCGACTACAAATAAGTTGCTTAATTTACACATATACTATAATCTAGATAATATTTTTTAGACTATATTTTTATTAAATCAAAATTACTATAATATTTTAATGTTTTTGGTTTATCCATTCTAATGAATAAAAACCCATAAGGCTTAGACCAAGCATATTTTAAAATTGCGTTCTGTTCTTTCTCGTCTAAATCCATCATTAATTCATTTTTAATACATTCTAATTCTTTTCGATTAGCAGTAGGGAATAAAATAATTGCGTTCATGTTCTTTCTTATTTGTAATTCTAATAAATTATACGTTTGTGATGTAATCCATATAGAACAACCCGCTTTAACTTTTGGATTGGTTGCATTCTGGATTATATGACGTCTATTTAAAATTAGTTTATTAAATGTTTTTGCCCTAATGTCTTTTACAACGTCATCAAGAATAAATAATACATTTGGATTTAATGCACTGTCTTTTTCTTCTTTTACTTTTTCATAAATACTATCAATATTATATTCGTCATAAACTTGTTCTGGTGGTAAATTTGCTATTAATTCTGGTGGTAGTGTTTGTAAAGAACCACTCATTAAATACACTTTATCAAATTTCTTAAGATATGCAGTTTTTGAAAGAAGTAATGATAATAATAAACTGGTCTTTCCGCTTCCTGGTGCTCCTACTATATACATAGCCATTGATTTTTTTGGTAGTGGTTCTTCTATTTTTTCTAAATCAGGGTCTAAATCATCAATACTTTGTTTTATCAACTTTAATTTTATACGGTCGTTTTTTATAATTTCCATATTTTTAATGTATTTTATTAATATACATTAGAAATAATAATTTAAAAAGAATTTGGGCGTATACGATTTGGTGTTGGTTCTCTTGATGGTGCTTCTTTTTCAACTATTTCTTTTTTTTTTCGTTCAATAACAGTATTAAGGGTTTTTTGTATCTGACGATCTAAAGCAGATTCGAGTTCCTCCATCTTTGCTTTTTTTAGCTTTTCTCTTTTTTCTTTATTCATTTCATTAAATTTTTGTTGGTTTGTTGTATCCATTCTTAATGAACGATAATCAACAGTACCATTTTTTTTATAAATTAATTTTTTACCCATCAATTCTTCTAGCTTTTTTTGTTTATCTAAAATATCTTTAGTAAGTTTATTAATTTCTTTTTGGTTCTCGTCTGGCTCCATTATATATATAATAAATTAGATAATAATTTTTATACTTTTTTTAAAACTCAGTAGAAAATCCACCGAGTTTATCAATATGAACTTTCATTTGGAAAATAGAGTAAATATTAACAGTTTGTGCTGCAGCTGGTGCATATTGAACATTCAAATAATTACTGAGATTTGAACCACTGAGATTTAAACCCTTGCCCCAAACATCTTCTTCTGCTCCACATTTTGAGAGATTGACACAAAGAATTCCAGATGTCCCAGTTGCGGTTGATGCATAAGTTAAACCAGGGGCTGCTTGTAATCTATTTATTAACCCGCCAGTAACTGTTGATTCCTTACGTCTACTCAAATGTTTCATTGTATCAAAAGCTTCATCGACTGCTTCACCAATAGCGGAAATTCCAGCCATTGGATACATTTGACCCGCAATATTATAATGATGATTTACCCAACCAGCGAAAGAAGATGATGAATTTTTATATACTGTTCCACTGAGTAGAGAAGAAGTTAAACGACTAGTTGCAAAAAAGCCTAGACAACTTTTCGCGCGGTCATTTATAAGTAATTGTCCAGTCACTGCATTCCCATCTCCTGCCTGTGATTGGACGTATCGTCTTACAGTGTTAAACATAACAGATACTTCTCCGTTCTTTGTCTTTGCATCATTTAATTCTTTTTCATATTTTTCTCCACCTTCAAGACAAGATGCGGTAATATAAATACTACTAATAGAAGTTAGAGCAGTTACATTTGCTGTATAAATACCAGATGCTCCAAATTGGTTAAGAGTTAAAACCACTGTGATACCATTAGTATTATACAGAGGTAATGACGTAGTAAAAAGTCCAAGAACAGTTGATAAATCAAGTGTTACATCAGCTACTGCATTATAAGCAGTAGATGTACCCGATTTATCAAGTGAACCAGTTGTTACAACTGGTGAATCTTCTATAGATAATCCCAAACCATTGGCTCTTGATTGATCTTCTTGTGAAAAAGTATATTGCATTACAAACGAAGCCACCAACCCAGGTTCATCGACTTGTTCTAAAATTATCGATGAGCCAGCCCCTGATTCAACTCGAATCTGTGAAAACATTGCGAACCATGTTGAGTCAGCTAGATATGTATCAGCGGATCCTGTAAATGCTAATTTAAAATTAAGGTTTGTATTATACGCTCCAATTACAGCGTTGGCAGCGATTGGTATGCGGATTTCCGTACCAGCAGTACTGAAAGTATTTCCATTTACAGCATTAAAACGTCTTTTGGTTGCGCGTACATCACGGCAGACAAGTGGAGGAACGGACATTGATTCGTTCATTTTATCAGGCAAATCAGGACGAGAAACTATTCCATAATCAGAAGAATTCATATATATAATATACAGTAGAAATTAATTTTTTCTAGAGTTTTTTAAATTAATTTCTAAATTTAATATATATGGTAGAAAATGATTCTGTAATACAAATGGTTTTATTATTTGTTCTCGTTTTGGAACGAATTTTTAAACTTTTTGTAAATTCACATTGTTACAAAAAGTTTGCGATTAAAACGAGTTTAGGAAACTTTGAAATCGAGACCGAAGAACAACCAGAAAATAACGATAAAAAAGAGGAAAAAGAATAAAAATAAAATCTAAAGTAATTTAATAATATATGGATGAACAATTATATTTTAATATTCGTTCGAAAGAATGTACACAAATTACAAATAATGCGGATTTAATAGTTACTTTACCTTTTACTATTGATTTATTAGATCATCAATGGCTTCAAATAGAAGTAATTAGTGCCGAAATCCCCTTAAGTTTTTATAACATTTCTACAGCTTTACAAAATAATGTACTTTCTTATACTAAATCGCCTGGTGCTGTTGCTGTAAATCTTACAATTCCATCTGGAAATTATACCGTAGATACTTTAATGAGTACATTAAATGGACTTCAAAGTGATTTTACTATATCTTATTCTGACGTTTTCAATAAATTTTTAATTACAATAATAAGCCCTGTAACTGCTGTTAATTTTGTTTATTCTGTTACTGACTATACACAACAATTATTTGGGATTACTGCTTCTAGACAAATAACAAGCAGTTCATTTTTTGACGGTGTTGTAAATCTTGCGTCAGTTCATTCAGTTTTAATTAGGTCTTCATTAAATAGTGGTAATTCTGCTTCAACATCTCAATCAAATAATGATATCATTTGTAAAGTACCATTATCTGTAAATTATGGAGGAATTCTTATTTATAATAATAATGATTTTACACGAAAAAATATTATTAAAAGCGGAAGTGTCAAGCAGTTCTATTTAAAATTAACTGAACAAAATCAAAAGATACTAGATCTTAATGGATGCGTTTGGGAAATGACAATTCTATTCACCAAGATAAAACACGACTTAAATGAAGTTTCAGAAGAACAACGACTAAGACGAACTAATAATTATATTGAGTCATCACCCCCTCCAGTCATTCAAGCGCCAGTAATTCAGCCAACTTTTCAACCAACTTCAACTTTTTCACCTATACAAAATGAAGCAGTAGGACAACAAATTGAACAGCCTTTAATTAATAAAAATGAGGATAATTTAAGTAATGGTGAAATTCCATTAATTAAAAAACCTGAAGATTTACCAGTTGAACCAGTTGAAAAAATGAACGAACCGCCTAAACCAGTAGATCCGTACGCAAATCTCGACACTTTACTTTTTAGTCTCATCGATGATTAGATTAAAATTATTATCTGGTCTAAATTTCTAGCTCGTGATAAAGCAGTATACCAAAGATTCCTATCAAAATTTAATTTATTATTAATTACTATTCTATCTCCTCTTTCAATTGTTAAACCTTGATAAGAATGAATAGTTTTAAATAGTTTTGATTCAAAATTATAATGATTAGGTTTTTCATCTAGTGAAGCTCCTTTATATTGTCCTGCTGTGTAATTAGTATTTTTAATATAATACTTTTCATTTGCTCCGTTTTTATAAAAATACTCTTCTAATTTAGTATTGTCTTTTATATCACTAATACCATATGTTTTATCATCCCAAATAATCTGTTCTTTAGTTTTAAAATTATCTTTGAAATGTAGTTTAATATATTCGTTTTGTTGTTTCTGTGTTTCGCATTTTCTAAAATTAACTAGTATTTCATTTAATTGTTCATCAAATCTGTAATTTTTCGTATATGTCACGAATTGTAAGTTTTTTATTTTACTAGGATTAATGACTTTATTTTGTAGACTACATTGGTAAAATTTACCATTATAATCTATATCACCAGCTAAAAATATAAATTTTCGTTGATTATCATTTATAACTTGTATAACGTCTTCTTTTTCCCACATCGTCAATTCATCACAAAATATAAATTTTTCTCTAACAATTACTTTTTCAGAAGCTTGAAATCCTGTTTTACCTAGTAGTTTATTAATAGATAATGGTTTAATGCCGAATTCTTCTTTTTTGTTTTGTGTTAAATTCCAGCATGTTGAAACCATACAAACATTTTTTAAATTTGATAGAACTGACTGACTTTTTCCGCATCCACCAGCACCAGATAAAAATAAAGTAGTAGATGTAATCATTTTATTATCTGGTAAAAATGTTGGTTTAAATTCTAATGGTGAATCATCATCTCTAAATAAAGTTCTGTAATATCCGTTATGATCTAAAATTCTATCTTCTCCTGTGATACAATCTGTAATAATTTTTATTTTTAACATTGTCTCAATTTTACACTGTTTAAAGTCTGTATAAAATGCGGGTAAAATTTCTTTTATTTTTGAGTTTTTCTTTAATACAATACTATCAATTTTAACTCCGAAAACATCATTAATATCAAGTTTTAATAATTGTTCAAAAATCAAAGTTTTACAATAACTATGAATATAACTTGCTACGTGTTGACAAGTTGTAATTTTATCATTTTTTTTATTAATTTTAATAATGCCGTTATGTTCATACATATTAATCTCATCATTATTAATAATTTGATGGAATTTTAAATCACAAACTAAAGGCTTAATAGTTGTTTGACAATATTCAGAACTTGCTTGCATTAGTCCATAAGCTTTACTATAATATGGTAATCCTTTACATGTATCAGAAACGCCTATTTTTTTAGTCATACCTTCACTAAATGGAATATGACATGAAGGACTAATAGATACGTTTAAAAATTTAAATTTCAAAAACTTTTTAAAACTGTTGATTTGAACTGATGTAAAACAGTAGGTATTATTTTTAAAAATTCCCAACTTTTCAAAAACATTGACGTGATTTAAAATATCCTCTATAATTACTTCATAAAATCCAACAATTTTATTTTTTAGTTGTTCTTCAAAAGTTTCAATATCACAATTATTAGTAATTTTAATATTAATAAATGAACCACTAGGAACTCCATGATAATTAGGATTAGTTTCAATATTTGAATAATTATAATATGATTTCATTTGGTCTAATTCATCATATAAATCATTTTTAACTTCCATTTTATTAAAAAAGCAATGAGTAGAATAATCATATTTATCAATCATTTTCATCTCTTCATTATTTACATCTATTAATAAATCATTATAATTTACTGCTTCCTTCCATTTTTTATATTCAATATTAAAATCAGAATCTTTTACTTTGAAAGTTCCTTCTAAAGTTATTAATTTCCCGAATGATTCAATATAAAAATCTGATGTTCTTTTAATTTTTTCATATTCTTCTTTATTATCTACTTCTGTAGCTTTTTCATAAGTATGAGTCAATAGATCTAAATGATCGTATTTAGTATTAAGGAAGATTAAATTATATTTTGCGTTCTTTGTTTTTATTACTGTATCATTTTGTGTAATCAAATCTTTAATAGTTAAAGATGAGTTAGTGAATTCGCATATTTCAATAAGTGTTTCGTTTGAATACGCTTTAGCATAAATTTTTTTATTTTTAATTAGTTTATTATAGATGACTTTTTTATGTGTAGTTCCATCATTAAAATATTCGAGAAATCCATCATATACACATGTTTGACTTTCATTAAGTTTATATATCTGGTTAAAATTTGTTTTATTAACTACATCAACTTTATTATATGCAGTTGATGTTAAAATACAATAATTACCTTGTGTATATTCATCATAGTAAGGGTCGCACCATAATTTACAAATCCACTGATAATCAGCCTGTTCTGTGGTTATTTCCATAGCTTGTTTTATTTTTTCAAATCTTTGAGTTCTTGTTTCATTCTTTGTAAATTTAAAAATCTTTGTATCATATGGAAATTTAAAAATCTCTTTATTTTTCTTATTAAAAAATTGAACTGCGTGAACGATATAAGAATTTGGATTTTTTTTCATTAGTTTGTTTATTTGGTCATAATGTAGATTAACTGAATAATTTTGAATATTTTTACTATTTAGTCTTTTTGTGATTTGTTTTATTTCTTCTTTTTTCAATATATTTAAATTGTTTGTTTCTTTGACATTCTTTTTAAAATTTGATAAATTAATTTTTTCTGTTGAATTTGTAAGGAAGTTTAGCAGATCTGTTAGTTTCTTAGTTCTACCTGTTGCGATTAGTAGTTTAAACGCACTGTATTTGCTTTTAGTGATGGTTTTGTTTTGTTCAACTAAAATATTTAATTGGTTTCGAAGTTTTTGTAAATTATTTTTACTCATATATATTAACTTATATTATAAATTTCCCTTTAAGTAATTTAAGTTTTTTTCAAATCTTAAATTATTTAAATATTTTTAAAGGTTTTTATTTTATTTTTAATCCATACATTTGAGGACATTCAATAGACTTATGTTGATAATATTTTTTATTGGTTTCTTTGCGTTTAATTACATGGCAATCTTTACATGTAGATTTATTTTTAAATTCACCTTTTTCTTTAACTTGATTACACATTTGACATAATTTATTATTTAAGAAAAGTTCTATTAAATTGTTATTCATTCTATTATATTAAGATAGATAATTCTTTAAGTGTTTTTTTATTTCTTAATATATTTTTACATTCAATTTGTATTTCTTCTAATAATTCTATTATTTTATCATCCATTATAAATTTTGTTTTATTCCTTTTTATTTCTGTTTTTATATTATATATATTTACATCATCATATATGATTTTTCTTTCTGTTGGATTTATAGTAATTAAATGAGTATCTGTTTCTTTATTATTTATAAATCCACGGAAAGTGTAATCGTGAAAATTTCCATTTTTTTTTGATAAAACATAAGGAACTAATAAACAATCAATTTTTAATAATTCATCAATATATATTTTAATTGGTTGTATATTTGTTTTTAGTGTTATAGGTTCAAATGACATTATATATTATAACTGAGAAAATATTCTTTAAGTATTTTTTTAAAACTTAAATGATTATTTTAATAAATATTACCATGCGTTTTTTTCCATTTTGTGCGTGAATGGTTTTAAGGGGGTGGTTCTGTTAGTTGATACCAGACGCACAAAAACAAAATTTTCGAGAACATCTCTCGAAAATTTTGTTTTTGCGCGTCTTTCCATTAAATGGGTTATTGTATTTTTATATTCAAACCCCTTCGGGGGGATGGCTCCGCCATCATTGTATTAAATTATTCAACCCCCTTCGGGAATGGAAAAATAGGTTGGTTTTAGGGGGTGGAACAATTTTTTGGGCTAGAAAAAAAAGTTAGAAATATTTGAAAAAAATTGGGAAAATTTAGTGGATTTTGGGGGGTGGTTCTGTTTAGTGGATAATTGGTAAGGGTGGTATAAGGGAAAATAGGATGAAATAGGGGGTGGTTCTGGTTTTTTGGT